AAATTAGTACATAGCGGTGGTAATGGGGTGATAATATCAGCACCTAGTTCTAACCCTGCTGCAAATCGAACCATCACTTTACCTGGTAATGCTGATGGAGAAATGCTTACTACAAATAATCCAAAAACAGGGAATATTATTCAAGTTGTTTCAGCAACTAAAACTGATACAGCCTCCCAAACTTCATTAGGTGCAGGACAATATTGGGATTTATCAAGTATTTTAAAAGTTGATATAACTCCTTCTTCGGCTTCTAATAAAATATTAATTACAGGTCATGTTAATTTTCAACATGATGGAAGTGAAGTATTTGCTCTTGCTTTATTTAGAGATGGTTCTATATATACAGCAGCAAACGGAACAGTTGAAGGAAATAGATTAGCTGCGATGTCAGCAGGTTTTAGTGAAAGAGATTGGGATATTGTTACCTGTCCTATAAATTTTTTAGATACTTCACTTGGAAATACAAATCAAAAATCTTATTCTGTTGGACTAACAAGTAGTACAGGGTCATCTAGAACTTATTATCTTAATCGACCATACACTTGGACTAATAGTAATCAATATTTTAATTGGCAATCAACTATTACAGCACAGGAGGTAGCAGGATGAGTACCTTAAAAGTTGGAGCGTTACAGGGAATTAGTGCATCAAGCGATGCGATCACGTTAGCTAACGATGGAACGTGTACTGCCAATATTACAAATAAACCTAATCGTAATTTAATAATTAACGGAGCTATGCAAGTGGCTCAACGTGGTACGTCATCTACCTTTAGTGCCATTCTTCTTGATAGATGGTATTGCACCTTCTCTGGAACAGATGAATCACCTACGCATGCACAACACGCATTAACCTCTAGTGATACTGGCCCCTATGCAAAAGGTTTTAGAAACTCTTTACATATAACAAACGGAAATCAAACAAGTGTAGGTGATGACTATATTCATTTAATGTACCGATTTGAAGCACAAGATATAGCTAATTCTGGTTGGGATTATACAAACACTTCTAGTTTTATAACTTTATCTTTTTGGGTTAAATCTAGCGTTTCTCAGAATTTTTACGGAGATATTTTAACAAAGGATGGGACAGCTAAAAACTATGTTTTTGAAACTGGTACGTTAACAGCAGATACTTGGACAAAGGTTACAAAAACTATTCCAGGTCATGCTGATTTACAATTTGATAATAATAATGCTGTTGGATTAGATTTACGTCTATTTCAGTTTTTAGGTACATATAGAACAGGTAGTGGATCAACTACTAACGCATGGCAAACTTATTCAAGTAGTGAAAGAACACCAGATCAAACTTCAACATGGTACACAACAAATGATGCGACATTTGAAATTACAGGAGTCCAATTAGAAGTTTCGGATCATGCCAGCGACTTTCAATTTAAAAGCTTCGCAGAGGAGCTTGCTTTATGTCAGAGGTACTTTTATATGCATGCTAGTGGGGCTGAGGCTAGTGCGAATAATAGAGCACCAATAGCCACAGGAGCTATGTATAATTCTGGTAATTGGAATGGTGTTGTTAATTTTCCTGTAAATATGAGAACATCTCCCTCTCTTTATAAAGTACAAGGAACTGGTTATTTTATAATTTATGGTGATGGTGGCAGTGATGAAGCTAATAGTGCTTTTTTAGATTCAGCATCCCCTCAAGCTGGCACTGTAAACTTATATAGTGGACTTGCTCAAACTAGTGGAACTTCACATTGGGGATTAACAAACAACTCAGCGACTAGACTAGGATTTCAAGCAGAACTATAATCATGGCATTTCCAACAAATCCAATTTACAAACTTCTTAAAAACCTTCAAGGAGATGTATGGGCTGTAACAAAAGATTGTGGCTCATATAGACTTGACATTCCATTTGTTGAAGATAACACTGACTACCAAGAGTACCTTGAGTGGGTAGCAGAGGGAAACACAGCCGAAGCTGCTGATTAATATGAAAGATTGTTTAACCCAATTAATTGCTAAATATGAGCAACAGCTTATTGAAATTCAAAAAATTAAGCAAAAAGC